GGTCTTGTCTTTCACCTTGAAGTAGGATATAAAGTCCTGCTCTTGGTGTCAGCCTTGATCTTCCAAGCCCTATACGCTTACGCAGACAGTATAGCCAAGATATTTGGTTATTACCCATCTCCGTAAATTCCTCAACTGGAAAGTGCCATGATGGCATTTTTCTCCTTGTGGTGATTCTTCCCTTCAATAAGACTCGGGTGAGTCTTGGAGTACCCCATTCGTGGGGTACTCCGGGAAGAATAGTGATATGACATTGGCTAAGGAAAGATTACCTCTATTAGGAGGGTCTTTGAAAAGCCTGATGTCACTCTGGTCCAAGATGGCCGAAGATTCGGCCATCTTATGCTGCACTAGCGCCACTTCTGACATTAATACCGTCAGAAGGCGGATCGAACATGAGGGACTATCGTTTTTGACAATAGTCCTGCCTGATCTTGGAAAAGCCACCCAAAAGTGGATGGACCAAGGCCAAGCCGGTATCCACCCTTCCTTTAAAACAGGAAGGGGAAGTCTCCCCCTATTTCTAGGAGGTTTCTTCAACCGTGTGTTCGACCGGAAAAGCGGCGCGTTGCTCGACGATCCATGCATAACTTCCATTCATGCCATTCGTCAACTTACGTTGGCGTTTGGCAAGATTTCTCTCCCTTGCAGTGATGCAAGGGTGAGGAAAGCTATGCTGAATTATGTCGAGTGTGAGCAGGACGTACGTCAGTCAGACTCTGAGCTCAGTGAGAGAGATCTCATTGAGTTCAAATCTATGTCTGATTTGTTGTTCCGGGAATTGTTTACCCAGATGGACAGAGATGTCTATTATGGACAACTTCTCCCCAAACATGGTCCAGGTGTTACCGCTGATAAGCTTTCCAGTAATGGAAAGTATAATCAACGGACTTGGACCAGACGCCTAAATAGAGTTTTTCCTCTAGATAGGTATCTCATTCCTAATCATCATTTTACTGATGAACTGAATGAGGTAGACGTCCTCGAACCTGGTTCTGAAATGCCTGTGAAGGTCATTTCAGTTCCTAAGACGTTGAAAACACCCAGGATAATCGCAGTAGAGCCTGCATGTATGCAATACATGCAACAAGCCCTGCTTCGAAGTTTCCTTGCAGCCCACGATAGGGATGAACTCCTCCGTGGACTGATCGGTTTTGACGATCAGGTTCCTAATCAGGAACTTGCTTGCCAAGGTTCGGCTGATGGCCGGACCGCAACGCTAGATCTTAGCGATGCTTCCGATCGTGTTTCCAATCAGCTCGTTAAACGGATGGTTGAAC